AGCGCCTTGTTGACGGCGTCGAGCTGATAGGGACGCAGCACCACGCCGAGCTCATGTTCCGGCTTGTCCTTGAACCAGTTGGCATGGATCCGGGTCTCGATGAGGGGTGCCGAAGGGCGCTCATCATGGAGCTCGATCTCATAGCCCCAGCTCTCGAGGTAGGGCAGGAGATCCTCCAGCAGCCGGAAGTAGATCTTGCCGGTCTTGTCGAAGAAGCGGACCTTGCCGTCCCAGCGACCGAGCCGGTAGAGCGGCATGAAGTAGGCACCCTCGACCATCAATGCGAAGCGCTCCTCCAGCACATGGTGGTCGGCTGGTTCCAGTCCAGAGATATGGCAGAACACCTCGTCTCGAACCGTGATGTGTGCGGTCTTCATGCCTGACGGAAGCGGAAGTGACGCTCCAACCGGTGAAGACGGAGGTAGGTGATGGGGCGGGCGCTTGAGCTCATGCTGCCAGCCATCGACATGACATACGACATCAGGGTGTTGATGCGAAGCTGCTCCATGGCGGTGATGTCGTGCTCAGGCTCGAGGGCGGCGGTGATGTTGACGCCATCAACCTGCTCAAAGAAGGTGACGACGATGTCACCGCTCTTGTCCCCGACCAGCGTCATCGACTTGTTGTTGCCGATCTGGATGAAGTCGAGCAGGCTCGACTTCTCGACGGCACCAACTCCGGTAGTGGTGATTCCGCTGTAGCTGTTGGCAGCACCGGTGATAACGGCTCCCGTCGGCCAGTTGATCTGACCGGTGGTGGCGCCGTAGCTGTTGCCACCACCGATGGTGGTCGTGCCTGGCTGACTGCCGTTGCTGGTCATGCCGTAGCCGTAGTTGCCCGTGGACGACTGCTTGGTGTTTGTGTTGTTAGATGATGACATCGTGAAGCTCCGCTACTCGTAGTTTGGTGACATTACCCAGCATCCAGCCCATCTGCTTGAAGGCCTCGACGATGGCCTTCAGCTTGTCCTCGTAGAGCTCTACCTCGGTGATGAGCTGGTTCATGGCGTTCATCTCAGGTTCTCCAGCGATGAGGATCGCCGTCTCGCGTGAACCGTAGGTGCGCTGCCCTTGCAGGTAGTTACGGGTCAACCTTGCCTCGATCTTGTCCCGTCGCAGCGTCAGGGTCTTGGCGATGCCTTGAGCTTCCCGACCCAGCTGATCGTAGTGGCTCTGATGGTAGGGCAGCGAGCGGATCATCTCCTCAAGTCGGCGGCCCTTCAGGTCAAAGAGGGGTTCCGCCTTCTCGATCTCCTCATCGTAGCGCTCGAAGAAGAGGTACAGCTCTTCCACCAGTTCCGTCTGGTTCTCGCTCAATGAGAGTAGGGTTGTCAACCTTCGTTGCCTCTGTTGGAGATGATGAACTCTTCCGACCCGTAGTCGAAGTCGATCGTCTGATGGGCCAGCTGGGTAGCTGACGCCATGTCAGCTACGATCTTCGGCACATTGTAGATTGTACTATCTCCAGGACCGGGTTCCGAGTTTGGTATCAGGTCGACGTGCGACCCTGCCAGTAAGGACCCAGTTACCTGGATACGAAAACAACTGCCCGGCTTCAAGATCGTGAGGATCTTGGAGCGGGCGCAAAGAGTGATTCGCATTTGTCAATGGTCCCTTTGTTGTGGGACCTGGCCTATTTAGGCAGCGTCAGCGCCTTCGTCCTTGTCGGCCTTCTTCGGCAGGAGGCTGAGCTCGTCGATGGCTTCACGCAGGGCCTTGACCAGCTTCGGCGTGGAGTTGAAGACGGTGGTCTCGACGCCGTTGTCGGTGCCGACGGTCATGATGTGGCCGCCGTTGGCGAAGCTGATGGAGATTTCGTTCATGTTTATTCCTTGGTTGCCTTGACCTTACGGCCAGCTTTGGGTTGAGTGATCTCGTCTTGATCGACGATGTCTTCGAGGTCTTCCTCGGTAGGTTCAGTGGCTGCGCCACGTGCCATCATGGGTCGGCAGGCCGGGTGCTTCAGCAGCTTCTTGGCGATGGTGTCATCGAGGTCTCTCTCCTTGAAGACGACCCGATGGATCTCGCCATCACCGTCGGTCCACTCAGAGACCCAGGCCAGCTTCTCGCCGGGCTGCGTGCCCTTGGCGATGACCTTCATCTCCTCGAGCAGCTCGAGCAGGCCGGTGAAGGGCGACATGCCCTTGTTGTACGGCACCTCGAGCTCGACCTTCGTGCCCAGCTTGGCGAAGCGGGACTTGTAGGTCTCGAAGCGCATGCGAACACCGACGACCTCGCCTTCGTCCTTCAGCTTCAGCTTCGTGACGATGCCGATGATGGAGCATGAGAACTTGGTGCTGTTGGTGATGGCCCAGGCGCCGTCGCCCATCATGATGTCCTGCGGGTACACGTGGTCGGTGATGACCATCGTGATAGGCAGGCGGCCGATCTGGCCGAGGGCCAACCGCAGCATGGCCTTGCGCCGCTTGGCGAGCTGACCCTGGTCGCCCTTGATGACGCCCTTGTCGTAGTTCTCCATCTCGGTTGAGGAGGAGAGCATCGCCAGGCTGTCAAGGATGATGAGCGTCTTCTGCGCCTCCATGTTGTCCTTGCCGAAAGCCTTCTTGTAGCCCGAGAAGAACTCAGAGAGGGTCGAGTTGACGTCCTCGATGGCGGCCACCGAGATGTAGGTCAGATGCTCAGGATCAACCGAGCAGCCGATCTTGCCGAGGTAGTCGACGTCGATGGCGTGCTCGCTGTCCAGGTAGAGGACGTGGTAGCCTTCTTGCTGCGCCTGCTTCGTGATGTTGCCGGCGATGAAGCTCTTGCCGGAGCCCGAAGGACCAGCGAAGAGGGAGAGCTTGCCGAGAGGGATGCCCTTCTCGAAGTCACCGCTGAGGGCGCGGTTGAGGGCGTAGTTGCCTGTCGACAACCACTCCTCCGTGGTCTTGATGCCCACCGAGACGGTGTCGAGCTTGGCGACCTCCTTCTTGAAGGCGGCCAAAAATGGTAGTCCTGCCATAGGTACTCCTTAGTAGAGGGGCACGAGGCCCCTCGGGATTACTCGCCGTCGTTGCCAGCAGCGGCCGCAGCCTTCTGCTGTTGACGGAGACGGAGCTGCTCAACGACGCTGAGCTTCTTGGTGCCATCGGCGGCAGGAGCTGATGTAGCAGCAGCGGCAGGAGCCGGAGCTTCATCTTCAGTCGCACGAGCAGGTTGTGCCTGACGAGCAACCGCAGGAGCTGCGCCGGCCTGCTGATGGCCACCCTGCACGCCAGCTTCAGGGACCATTGCGGCACCCGTCTGGTCAGCGATGAGCATGGCTTCCAGCTGGGCACGGGCCGTCTTGGCGGTGCGGAAGGTCTTCAGGTCGAACAGCTCGATGGCTTCGATGACGTCGTCAGCCACGTCGGTGCGCTTCGGTGAGAAGTTCGAGGTACCGTAGTCGGCGTACTGGCCGGACTGGGTCTTCTTGATGCGGAAGTTGTAGCCGCCCTTCAGCTCGTACGGGGGATCTTCGAGGTCGCCCGACTTGAAGGCGGACTGGATCTGGTTGAAGATCTTCGGGCCGAACTCGATGAGCTTGACCAGCTGCTCGGCATCGTGCTCAACGGGGGTGTCAAGGACGAGGACCTGGCCGATGTAGCCCTTCTTGCGGTAGTACTTCTTGCCGAGCTCTTCGTTGTGCTCAGCCGACTTCTCGTCGTAGTACTTCTGGGACAGGGCGCAGATGGGGCACTCTTCGCCGTACATCTTCAGGCAGGCAACCTTCTCACGCTTGCCGTTGACGACGAGTTCGTGGGTGAAGTTCTCGACCAGGAAACCCATCGGGTTGTCTTCATCAAGGTCGGGGAGGAAGCGGACGACAGAGATGCTGTCGATAGGGGCACGCCAAAAACCGAAGAACTTCTTCCAGTCTTGGTTGCCACCGCCACCACCGGTCTTCTGTTCGAAGGCGGCGGAAAGATCTGCAAGGGAACGCTTAGCCATGTGATAAACTCCAAAGTTGTAAAAACGGGTTAGATGTACAAATACGCTCGACTGTTCATCGTCGAGCAGGCTATTTATACGGCACCGCCAGAAGATGCGGTACTCCAACCAGGTGGTTGCTGTTGACTGCGATGCAGCATCAACAGAATCCATTGTAACCAGAAGGGGGACCCGTTGGTCCCCCTTTCAGGTTGGTTACGACCTAGGCTCAGGTCGGCGTGACGACGATGACCTCATCCACCTCGCTGCCCAACAAGGTGCAGGTCTGAGCGTAGTACTGCGAGCAGACGCTAGGACCCGGCACTTCCTTGTCGGTGCGGGTCTCTTGACGATCCAACACCGTATGCAAGGTGTTCCAGAACTCGACAGCGACGACCTTCAGGCCACAGTTCCTCGCCTCTTGGACCCAGCGAGCCCGCGCCTTCTTAGAGCCGTTGGTGTTGTCGACGAAGACCAACGACGGTGCGTGCAACTTGGCGGTGCCTGCCACCGACCTGAAGGTCTCGTTGATCTTCTCGCTCATGAAGGCCTTGAAGGCGCTCTCGTTGTCCACCGCGTACTGGAAGATCGTCCGATAGAACTCCTTGTCATCAACCTCAGAAAAGCCGATGTTGTTCTTCGTGAACCAGAAGTCGTGACGGTAGCGGTCCATCGAGGCGATGTGCCAGCCATGCTTCTTGTCGCCGATCATCTGCTTGATCCACGTCGACTTGCCGGACCCCGACGGACCGACCATGATGTAGCAGGTGCCTGCCCATGGGTCCCGCTTCGTCACCGTCAACGGTACCGTCTGGAACTCGGTGATCCACTCCTCGACGTTCTTCAGCTTCGTCTCGTGATCGTCGCTGATCCGTCCAGCGGCGTCGGACCGCAGACAGTCGTAGAAGGTCTCGACGTCCTCGCGCAACACGTGCTCGAAGGCGGTGCGCAGGGCCGACCGCTTGGTCGCATCCTTCAGACCGTAGGGCAGGTGGTGCTCGATGATGAAGCGGACAGCACGAGCATCTTCTACCGGCAAGAGAGCCTGCAGGTCGGGGTCCTGCAACCAATGCTCGGTGAAGGCGACGGCAGAGAGCTGTTCGTGACCGGCGTAGCGGCGGTAGGTGCCGCTGCCGTCCTTCTTCTCGAGCGTCTCTTCGGCTTCCGGCTTGCCCGTGTCGTGGAACAACAGGGAGATGAGGGCAATGGTGTTCTGCCGCTCGGACCGGTGGGGTGCGAAGCGGGTCAGGTACTGCTCGATGCACATCTCCGTGTGGACACCGACGTTGTCCTCTCGGTGCCAAGGCGAAGCCTCGACTGTGGATGTCATGACAGACCAGGTCGTGCCGGTCTTGAAGCGAGCGATGTAGGTTTGTGCGTCCATGGGTGTATTGTATCACACCCACCCAGGTTGTACACAACCAACCTGTTACTGTCGGTTCTGGTACCAGACGTAGATCCGGTAGATGATCGCAGCAGGGATGCCAACGACGACGATGACCGGGATCAGCGCCCAGAGGACGATGAGGAGGAAGCCGACCATGAAGAGGGCTGCCATGACGGTGGCGTAGCAGGCGACCGAGATCAGGGCGGCGACCAGGAGAAGACCAGCGAGGGCGATCATTCGATGCTCCCATCGAGGAAGCCAAGTTGATACGCACCGTTGAGGAGGAAGATCATCTTCTGTACCGTCTGCTGGCTCATGTTGTCGATCGTACGAACCTCTGAGCCGTCAAAGAGGATCGTGTAGGCACCGTACCCGAACCAGGAACCCTGCCTGATCTGGCGGAAGGTGTAGGGTCTCAGGTCGGTAACCAGCGGGGTCTTCATATCAGTCCCGATCCAGGTAGATGTTGCACAAGATAAGCATGACGGCACAGCCAATCACCATCAGCGCGATCATGAAGGCGGCAAACATTTCAGTCCATCCGCGTCTGTGTGCTGATCTTCATCTGCGGGTAGTGCTTCTTCATGACCTCGCAGAATGCCCAGGCACCCTTCTCCTTGGCAGCCATCGACTGGGTAGGGTTCTCGGAGGGGTTGTAGATGACGAAGCCACCGGCATAGTCATCTGTGTTACCAAAGCCTTGATCCTTGCACATGTCGACGAAGCGTCCACGAGCAGGGCGGATCTTTACCCAGGCGAAGCCACATGGATACCAGTCGTTGGGGTATTCCTGCAGGTACCGCCGCGTTGCCATCTCGGCGGCCAGCTGCGCCTCACGGTAGATCTCGATCTCGGCGGCGTAGTTCATGCTGGGGTCTTCTCAGCATGGTACTTCAGGGTAAGAGCCTCTGCAGCTCGCTTTTCCTGCACGTTATCCAGGTGCTGGCATCGTGCCACCTCAGCCGCCCGGCGTTGAACGCAAGCATCGAGCATGAGGTTCATCTCACGCCGCTTTTGCTCTCTAGCATCGGCAACGATTGACTTGATGAACTCGGCACGCTGCTTGGTGCGGTAGCGCTCGAGCGGACTATCTTCACGGGGGAAGGGCACAAACATTGTTGGCGCCGGAGGATTATACTTCATGGTAACCTCGCTTGTTGCTAGATGCATTATAGCATATCAGGGGTGTATCGTGTTGGTTAGTGGGTAACAGAGCGTACGGCGTCAACGCTCGCTGTTGTGACCTTCGAAGTTGCCGCTGACCATCGAGGCGCGGTAGTTGAAGACGAGAGCCAGGGTCGTCAGGCTGACCCAGATGCAGAAGATCTCAAACATGGTAGGTTCCTTCAGGTGAGTGGTTCGACATAGACCGAGAAGCGGATACCTTGAGGCAGGTAGCGGATCCTGACCTCAAGCACCTTGAACTTGGTGCTGGCATCGACGATGATATCGCCCTGCCGAGGAACGAAGGGCACCGCCTCCGTCTGGCTGGTCTGCAGGACATCGTCCTCCTGCAGAATGCAAACCTCGTAGGTAGCCATCAGAAGTGCGGGTTACGCTCGTCGACGTGTCCGGCGACCATGCCCCAGGTACCACCGACCATCTTCCAGCCAGCGGTCTCCTTGTAGCGGTTGAAGACCTTGCCCTCGCTGGTGGTGACCCGCCAGCCCTTGGTGATCCTCGTGATGGTGCCGCAGGGGTAGTAGTCGCCGTTGAAGCCGTAGGAGACGGGGTCGTCGACTGCCGGTGCCTCGATGACGCCGTAGCGGGGATAATGGCTGGGACCTTGGTCGTAGGACAGGTAGGTCTTGCCCGTCATCGCCGTCAGGTACTTCGACCAGGTGGAGGCTTGCTCGAAGGTCTCGGCATCGCGGGAGGTTACCCAGCCGTTCTTGGAGCCACGGGGTGCACCCTTCGGAAGATCGGGTGAAATGTCTGCCGGTAGACCGCCATTGAACTTGATGTAGAACATCAGGTACTCCTTGAGTTGATGTTGCTATTGTACATCAGTTCAGGCAGGTTGTACACAGCCAACCTGTAACGGTTACCTTCTCTTCTTCCAGTCGTAGGCATGACCGTCTGGAGTCTTCCCCTCCTCGATGGAGGAGACGCCGAGCTTGCCGACGCTGTCGGGGTTCTCAGAGGAGATGCAGATATGGGTGGTGCCTGGAGTCTTCCGAAGAAGCTCGGCATGCTTGAGGGCGGCGGACAGCTCGGAGGACCTGAACTTGTCAGCGAGAGGGAGCCCGTCTTCAGACAGGAAGAATACAACTATGCTCATGGGTCT